AAGAACTGACAAGTGTCAATGTGGATAAAGGGCACTGAATCCGCCTCCTTGTCGGCCATGGTGTACTGAACGCCAATGGTGGCCAATTTGGATTGGATAGCTGTGTGATTGAACCATTCACACGCGGGTGAAACTCCCATGATGTTGTCGTCACCATACGTGAACAAGCTTACATTTTCGCGAAATGTCACGCACTCCTGCTCTGGATTGGCAAGAATGTACGCGTAACGCATGTACAAGCTATTCACAATTGAGTTGATGATGACAGTGAGCGGATGACCAGAAGGATTGGTCCCAAAAAACTCTACAACATCCCCATTCACGTTGACCAATGGGAAAGCGGTATCTTCGGCAATACATTGCAACTGCAAGAGTTCATTGTCATCGAAGCCCGCTTCACGGTAGACAGCAATAATGACATCAAACGCCGCCAACACAAATCTGGCGATCATGCGCTTGTCAAACTTGCTGTAGTCACCCGCAACAATCCGATCTTCCCCGTGCTGCACCAGGTACTCTCGGATGTTGCCCCACGCTGTGGATTGGGCAACTGTGCCTGGACCTGCTTCGAACACGAACGAGTTCTGTTGTACAAGACGAACAAAACTCAATAAACGTGAGCGAACAACAAGGCTCCAAGCTGCTGGTGCTCCAGTGAACAATCGTGTCTTCTTCGCTTCAGCTTTAGCGAGGGTCACTGCTTCATCTTTCAGATGGCCCATGAAGACTGGATGGCAACGCTCCCCTCTCTCATAAGCAGAGCATATCTCATCATACATTTCCCACACTTCCGGAGTGAAATCAACTCCATCGGGATAGTCTTCTGAGACCGCTGCCACAAGGTACTTCTTCTTCGTTGTATTGAAGGGGGCACCCATCGATGTGTTCACGTTGATCCGATCAATAAATTTCACACCTGGCAATCCATTCACCGCGGCACGTTTGGAAAGGAACAAAACCTCTTTCTTCCATTCATCACCATGGGCATTGGACAACTCAGCCACGATGCTCGTTGTGAAAGCATCCACACAGGATCTGAGAATATTGGGATCAATGTCGTGGTTGGGACGAACCATCTCCACAACACTGTTCCGCCAAGGAGCGAAGCCATTCATCTCGGGAGCACAGTGCTGCACTGT